AGGTTAGTACCACCCCATCGTTTCTGTACAGCATCCTTAATAGCCAAGATGTTAGGACTAGCAGTTTTGAATTGCTTATAATCCTTCTTGTCAGGACGTTGCCAACTATAAAAGTTATCAGTATTAACAGTCATACCCTAGTGTTCCTTGTTCCTATTTCTTCCTAAGTTTATCTTGTTTTTCTAGCCACTTAGCAAAGTCTTTCATTTCAAACTGGCGGTTAATCGCTTCGCTACGCTGTTGGTCGGGACCAATTTGACGCAATGGAATACCAATCTCATTAAGCCATGACGTAAGAGTACGTTCCTGATAAGACTCTTTGCCACCAGTAAGCCCACCAGTAAGACCTGAAAATAGACGTTGTCCCTTGGACACAGGTGGAGCCACTGCTCCACTGAAGTACTGTGCCTTAGGTGTAATCATAAGTTTGCCAGTCTTAGGGTCACGCATACCTAAAGGTTCAATGTTCAGTTTGTCACCCACCCAAGCAATAGCAGCGTCGTAACCTTTAGCCTCAACCATACGGTCCTGATTAAACGGAATGTCCATAGCCGCCTGCCTGTTCAAGAACAATAGTTCAGTAGGAACTTTAACCGCAGGGTTCAACTGCCCCATAAACTTCACGTTAAAAGGGTTCATCATTTCTACGGTCTGAGACAACCTACCGAAAGGCATGTCAGGAGCAGCAACTAGTCCACCATTAATACCAATAGGGTTAATGGTAGTCAACCATTTAGGCATGAAGATGTCCTCGTCAACAGGTGACGCATCATTTAATGTCCTGTATTGATTGTATGCTGCTGGTCGTGAGAACTGGCTGGCAACCTGCAATGGCAGGTTGCGACTAGTCCAAATCCAAAACGGAACAAAGTTAGCCATTGACCTATCTAGTTGCGACAAGTCTGTATAATCAAAATGGTATCTAGTAACACGGTTAACTATGTCGTCCAACGAATGTCCTCGCATAGCAGAGTCCAAAGCCATAGGTAAACGAACGGCACGTTCGGTAAACTCATTAAGTTTGCCGAACCCTCTTGTCAATTTGTTGTTAATAATTTTTTCTGCAACACCGCCACCGATAACAGGTTCAGCAATAGTGTCACCAAAACCACGACTAGTTACCTGTGTACCACGCCACGCCAACTCATACTTCGGACGTTGAGCCATCGGGATACCAAGATGGTCAAGCCAGTTAGGTCCATGTTTGCGGATAGCATTAGCCATCTTCACACCCTGAGACATATACTCTAAAGGTACACCAGCAACATAATTCATAAACGTTGCAGACATGGCGTTACGTACAGCAAAACCAGTACTAGCCATAGCGTAAGTTTTAAAAAACTTTGTGTACCAATCATAAGCATCATAAACTTTTTGAAATGCTTTAGGGTCATCCATCAAGTTTTTAATCTTAGGTTTCCACATTTCCAAAAGTTCTTTTGGAACTTGAACACCTAAACCAGCAATCGCTTTCCAACCTTCTTCAACATCTTTAATTAAACCCGTATTTAAATAACCTTTTTTAGCAGCGTTCAACTGTGCCATGCTAGCAGGGACACCCTGATAACTAAGCCACGCTAACTTTGTTTCATCAGCATGTAACTGTGTAACAATTTTCTTGTACGCCGCCGCCTCAACAGGAGGCAAGTTATCAGCAGCCTTAATGGAAGCATCAACCTTCTTCGCCCACGCATGAGTTTGCATAGCAGCAGAACCCTTAGCAGGTTTCTGTTTAAGTATCTCATTCATGTTATCAATCTCAGCCTGAAGTTTTACACCAACCTCATCACTCCAACGTTTCAACACCTCAGCCTGATTAAACAACATAGGCAAACGTTCCTGCAAAGTAGCCTGTCGCTTCAACAACTGTGGCAAACCAGCATCGCTTTCAATTTGTTTAATAACTTTTTCCAAAGCCAACTCACGTTTAGCAACTTCCTTGTCCACGCTAGCAATCATTTCAATGCCTTGTTCACGTGTCAACGTAGTTCGCTTGCCATTAATGGTAACTGTAATTGTTTTTGACTTTTCGTACTGCGCCATCGCTTGGTCGGTAGCACCGACCCTGCGATTACTGGCTTTAGTTAATGAACCCTTTTGACCAGCAAGGCTACGTTTTTGAGCAGCCAACACTTCACGTTCGGCAGCCGTTAACTCTGCATCCATTAAGTTTCTTGCAACATCATCCATCTTCTGATACGTGTCAAGACTAGCCGATTCATAACCTTTATCTAAAATACGTTGAACCATAGTGCTATCTGCTACACGCTGTACAGGTTCACTAGCATTAGACCAGCCAGGTTTAGGCACATTGTCATACCATTGCGGTGACATCAACACATCAAACTTGCCAACTAAATCAGGATGAGGAACATTAGATATTACACTAGGTATAATCATTCCTTGTTTTTCGTTAAAATTAATTATGCCACCGATAACATCGTCCATCATTTGTCGTGCAACTACATCTATTTCATCATAAGCACCACCAGCACCAGCAGTAGCAACGTGACGCAACTGGTCATCAAGTGAATCAAAAGCCATAACAATCATATCGTTATCTAATTCATCATGTGGAATCCTTGCAAAGTCATCCATCATTTCAATCAACTGTGCTTGCTCAGGATAAAGGTCACGGAACATTGGGTCAATATCGGTGCCTTCGTAATAAAGTCTTGCTTGATTAAGAAAGGCATCGCCCTCATCCAACCCAGCGTTTTTTACGGCAGCACCAAGAACTTCAGCCATGTTTTCATTAGCAAACACGTCACGAAAATTATCACCAACACGTAAGTCTATAAGACTACGTTCATCAGGTGCATGCATTGCTACAGCCTTAGGGTTGGTAGGGAAATTAGGGTCAGGTTGATAAGTAGTAAGCCTACGGTAAGGTTCAGCCCCTTCAGGTAACGGCAAGAAATCGTCAGTGTACCCGTACACAAAACCATCAGGTGAGTATGAAGCATTCATACGCACATCGGCTAAAGCGTTAACGCCATCTTTATGGTCTTGCAAATCATTCAACTCATCCATATAAAATGAACGAGTTTCTTCAAACTCTGCAGTGTTAGGCATCTCATCAATTTGTTTAGACAACGCTTCCATGCGTTCATCAATGTGTTTAATTTCTTTAGTAAGATTAATCTTGTTGCGCCGTAAGATAGCCTCAGCCAACTGTTCAGGATTGTTAGGGATGCTACGTGCATTGGGGAACAGTTCAGCATAATGTTCTTTAAGAACCTGTAGTGATGCACCGTGTGTTGTTTCGGCAGCATCAACTGCCGCACGTAAAGTGCGCTGCATTTCATATAATGCTTTATGAACATCACCAAAAGAACCACGTTCGGCTGCTGTCAATTTGCCTGCAGCCTCGTATGCTTGGACAAGTTCAACCTCAGCCTTTTCAATCGCTGCTTTAACCTTGGCTATCTTCGCTGCATTAGCGGTAACTTCACGTCCATGCTTAGTTAAAACTTGTTCAGCAAGTTTTACAGAACGCCTACCATAAGCAGCGACAGTCTTGCCACCAATAGAAACTGCTTCACGCAATTCTCTTTGCGCAATGCGCAACTTAGCATGGTTCTTAGACAGTGTCTTTACCAAATCTTTATTAGGTATACTTTTTTCAATTAAAGGTTTAATATAATCAGGACCAAAATCCATCATGCGTCGTGCCCATGCTTCACGTCCCCTAGTTTTAGCCATAGAATATGCATAACTATCTGCTACAGAAGCCAAGTCTGTTTCAAACCATTTGACACCAGCAACACGTTGACTAATTTCGTTAATCTCTTTAATGGTACCAGTTTGAAGAACCTCGCCCATGAACTCGGAACCAGCAGTAAGTTTACGGTAACGAACGGTGCCTATGTTGTTTGTCAAATCGGTAGCACTAAGATGGTCTGCAGTCCAAATCTGTTTACCCGTCTTAGGGTTTACTGTGCCTTGAAGTTTTCTACCTGCACCGAACACCCATTCACGTGCATCTTTAGTGATTTTGTGATGCACAAAATCTTCAACAAAGCCAACCTCAGCAATATCAGTGCCATACGTTTGACCAAATTTAGCGTAGACATCATTAACTTCTCCACGCACTTTAGCCTGCCATGCTTTATAAGAATCAGCAACCGCTTGTGCTTCAGGTTTAGCAGCAGCATAAGCAATAGGGTCCTCAATTAAATTGACAATGTCATCAACGGCATTAACTTCTTTTGCTGCTTTAACAATGTCTCTAGATTCCCATGCCCAACGACCAAACGAATCTGTAGCCAAAGACTTACCGTAACGTTGTGCGCTAGTGTTAGCAAGAGCCGCTATAACAATTTCATCCGTAGCACCAAGCCCTGCCCGACTACGGTAACCCACACCATATTCAACACCAATAAGACGACTTGCTGGTGTTACTGCTTTTTGTACATTAGGTGCATACTTAAACAAAGCATCACCCACCGCTGTCCTTGCTGAAGTAACTGGAGCGATTAAAGCATTTGCTACACCCTCAGTTCCAGGAACAATTTTTCCAGCAACACGCAAACCGTTCGTGATGCCTTCAGCAGCACGAACTTCTTTAGGAATTGCAGCAGCACCATAACGAACTACATCATCAAGTAGCCCTTCCATCTGTGGATACTTTGCCAACATTTCTGTGCTACCAAATTTTAATGCTAATGCTGAACGACCAGCACGACCAGCCCACTGTAATTGTCCTACGCCAATATAGTTAATTGGGTCAGTGGCAAGCATTGTTATCACATTTGCAGGTTTGTCAATCCAATCTATACCAGTTTTATATTTATCATCTTTAAATGTACTCCACTTAGGGTCATTGGCACGTGTGAAAACTTCCTTTAATGGAGTAGGTTCAATACTAGGTTTAATATACCCCAAAGTAAGGGTTGACGGTAAGTTGACAATAGATTCCGCAGTATAAGCAAAAGCAGATTCAACAAACTTTTGTGGTACAGTTAAAGCCTTGCCAAGTTTACCATCGCTACCTTCACCCATAGCGTAAGCAAAAGGTTCAATGGTAGGTTTAGCAACACTGTTCTTTAAGAAACCAACAATACCTTTATCGCTCCAGCCTTTATTCTTTTTACCAGCAGCAATACCTTTAGCCTCATCAATAATTCTTTGCCTATCACCAATGGCTTTAATGCGACTAGAAATTTCTTTAACAGATTTATCTAGTTTCTTTTTCTCATCTTCAAAACTAGTGTCACTAGCACTGCTAGAACTTTTTGGTGGAGAGAACGCCAAGTCTGCACCATACGTATTAGGTTTTGCACTAGGTGCAGCAGCATATGGGTCAATAGGTTTAGGGTTACCTGCTTTAAATGGTGACCTGTGTACAGCCATTAGTTACTTCCCAAAAGGATTGTTTGATTGCAAGTATGGTAAAAGTTTTTTAACATCAGTTTGAAACGGTGTTTGTCCTTTAGGTAGTGTCTTTGCAACAACATTAAGATAACCTTGAATATAATCAGCAGTATTCTTTCCTGGTTTTTTTCCAGCGGCTATACCTTTTTCTGCCTCACGTATATTGGTATAACCTTTAACGCTATCCTTAGCCCTAGTGGATGCAATGTCTTGCCACGTAGAATCGGGGTTGATAACGTCAGCCAACTTGCCGTAACCACCAGTTAATTTAGACATAGCAGCATACAAAGGATTGTCACCAGCCTTTAAATCTAATGCTTTACGCTTATCTTGATACGCTTTAAACTGTGCGTTTCTTACAGCATCTTTAATTCCCATTTCTTCGGCATACCATTTATCTTTTTCATCTTCAAATTTATCCATTAAAGACTCCACTTCATCCACATTCATGCCGCCATCTAAACCAGCCTTGGTCCATTTTTCTCTCAAAGATTCGGCTTGCCCAGGATTGTTTCCTATTTCTTTAACGTTGTTCATGTAACCAGTGGCTAACTCTCTAGCCTGTTCATTAAGACCCTGATACGCCATAGTGTATTTGTTTCGTGGAAGTATAAACTCATCAGGAGTTGTATACGTTTGATTAATATCAAACGTACCTAGACCAACAGACTGTTCTTCGGCTTGTGATTTAAGACTACTAAAAACTTGTGGGTTGTTTACAATCGCACTAAGAATCTGATTAGTAGTAACCTTAGTGTTCTTAGATAGTTCTTCAACAGTGCCACCCGACAACAAATAGGCAACTATTTGTTGCTCAGTAAAACTAGGTTTCTTAGCCACTACTTTCTCCTGCCAGTATTTTTCTTCTTAGCAGGCATACCATACTTGGCTGCACCAGCAGCCTGTGTTTCCGCACCAGCCATACGACCAGCCATAGCAGCCTCAATACCTTTTTGAATCAAAGCCAACTGCAAATCCATACCCTGAACCTCTGCCTGAGACCTGTTGGCACCAATATCATTCATAGATTTCATTGCTTCAGCATTAATGTTAGTGTTACCCAACAACTGTTGCAAAGCCATCTGCTGTTGAGTTTGATTCAAGTCACTAGCACCCTGCTGTTTATAAGCATTCATATAGTTCTGTTGACCAGTGTTGAGTTGCTCGGCTGAACGCCGAGCCAACTCTGCAGTAGCCCTAGCGTACTCGGCATCACTAGCAGACTGCTGGTTAGCAGGGTCCATACTAGCACCAAACCCTTGCAGACCAGCAGCCAACATGTTCTGTTGCGGAGACATCTGCATTATAGGTGCAGCACTATAAGGGTTAACGGCAGCAGTCTGACCTGCATTAAAGGTTTGGTTAGCAGCAGCAATGTTAGATTGACCAGCGGCTAACTGCTGATTAAGAAACTCTAATGCTGCAGCCTTTTGTGTTGCGGTAGCCTGTTCTTGCTGTGCATATAATGGGGCTATGGCTTCAAGATACTTTGCGTAAACATCCTGGGATGCTTGATTATATTCTTGTTGTCCACGCCTACCAGCACGACGTTGGATACGTGCAGCCTGATTAGCCCCACGTCTACCGTCAGCATTGCTAACACGGCTACCACCACCACCGCTACCATTTCCATCTACATCAATATAAGGAGGAGCAGAATCGCTACCAGTTAAATCTGCCCGTGCTGTGGTAGCACCACCAACATAACTATCGCTAGGAAGTGCAGCCGAAAACGTAGGGTAAGCAACCTTAGGACCCTTGCCATCGTCCTTATATTGTTTGGTTACGGGGTCCCATTTAATAGTCATACTAATGTCCTACCTGTTCTAATAACTACCCATAGATTTGATAGCCGAAGCACTATCAAATATGGCACGTTGCTTCTCTAGACGCAACTGTGCCAAAAAGTCCTCCAAGTCAGCCTGTTGTCCCTGCTCATTCTGTGTAATACTGTTCAGTTCATCCTGCATGTTCTGTGACTCGGTACCCAAATCCTCCTGCAAACTGGCAGCATACTTAGACAAACCGCTACGCATAATACCCGACTGCACGTTAGGTCCACCTAACCCACGTTGCCCATACTGGCTTAACAGCGGCTGATACCCAGCCTCATACCTTTTGTTAATCTTCGCTAGATTACGGTTGCCTCGTTGCTGACCCAAGAACTGTGCCTGCTGGTTAGCGATGGATTGCTGCCCACGTTTACGTAGGGCAGCCTGTTCGGAAAGAATGTAATCATTATAAGCCATTAGTTTCCAACCTTCTTACGCAACTCGTCAACCTCACGACTAAGCCTGTTTAACTCCATAGCAATGGACTGCACTATCTGTTGGATAGCAACAGCGTCATCAGTTTTTAGTGTACCCAGTAATGGTGATGTCCAATTTCCGCTCATGATTATGCCTTGATTATGTAGTTAACAACAATGTATGGTTGAAGGTTACCGTTAGTTGCCTCAGCACTGGCAACACCAGTAGAACCTGTAACATCGTGACTGTGATTAGGGTCGGTAATTGTATGTCCAGTAGCAACAAATGTTGTGTTAATAAAATGTTGATGTATACCTGCTGTTTCAGTGTGTTTATTGTCTAAAATAGCATTAAAGTTACCCATTGCTGCAGAGTAATAATCGTCACGTGTATGGGCATGGGCGACTGAAGCACCAACGTGTGCTAACATTGGTGTTCTGTGTTGATGATTACCAACTTCAGTAGTACTTCCAGAGTGTGCGTGGCTTCCTGTTCCATTAAGAACAACACCTGAACTAGTAGTAGCAGCAGTTAATGTACCATCAGTATGCGTGTGAGAAGCAACACTAGTGGCAGAACCACCAGTTTCACCCAACACGTCAAACGCCGCATTACTAGCGTCACGACCAACAGGGATACGACCTGTCAACAATGGTACACGGAAAGTACCAGCACCAGGAGCAGCCTGTCCACCACTCGTGTTGAATGCTGAACCAATAACACCATACAACGTAGCATACGTTGTGGTAGATACTGCTGAACCATCACACAGAATCCACCCTGTAGGTGCTGCAGTACCAGCGTACTGCATAATAGAACCCGATGGAGTTAACTGCTGTATAGCAGTGTTAGATAGTTTAGTTAACTCAATGGAACCAGCATCAATGTTGGTTCCAGCAGAGATGCCTTCAACAAAAGTTTTGACATCCTGAAAGTTACTGTTGACTTGACTGGCAACAGCAGGAGTAGCATTGACAAACGTGTAACCTATAGTAAGAGTAGCCATTAGCCACCAACCCTTCGTGAATTGAACTTATATCCGATGGAGTTTATACCCCAAATTTTGCTTGTAGGACCAACAAATTCTAGTTGAACTGTCTTTGCTTGACCAAGGTTCTTTCCTGTTATCACAGTAGAACTGGAAGCACCAACAGTCCAAGTGCCTGTACCCCAAATCATTGTGCCCCAGTTAGAAACACTGGCAGGTGTTTGTGTTAAAGCAAACGTCCTGCGATGGTTACCTATAGCCTCATCAAAGTTATGGTAAACAAAAACGTTTATAGACTGTTCACTGTCGGCTTCTTTAACAACAACGTCGGGGCGACGAAACATTTTCTTCTGCATATATGTTCCACCATCAAACCATTTAGTACGATAGTAACTAGTAAACCCAACAAGGCTACTGGTATTGATTATAGTATCTGTGGCTGTGTCATAATCGTCAACATTAAGAATGACTGGCACTGCAGGATGGCACATTAAACGTAACTCATTGTTACTAGAGTCACGAAAATCTGTTCCACCTATGACCCCATAACTTTCAGTTGTGGGGTCGGCACTAGCACCAGTAGTTTTAAACATTGTATAAGCATTCAACGATGGGTCAAACACAAAGTTAACCGTTGCATAACTAGGTATAGCACCACTGGTGGCATAAGGCAAAGACAACCAAACACGACGACCAACCCACGACAAACTCACACCATCAGTAGTGGTACTAGAAACATAACGCAAATCCAATATAGGACGAATGTTTTTAAACACGTCAACAATAGTGTTACCGTCAAAAAAGAATAATCCACGTCCAACAGAATAAAAATATAACCCAGTATCACTAGCAACAACAGAATCAGGGCTAGATGTACCAATGCTTGAAGATATTTCAACAACCTGAAAGTTGCTATCGTCCTTGCCATACAACAAATACATTGCATGGGGTTTAAAAACTACCAACTGACCATTAACAACCTTAATGGCAGTGATACCATCACCGCCACCAAGGAAATCTATGTAGTTGTGTTGGTGCCAAGAATCAGGAGTTAACTCGTTAGACCAACGCAACCTGTTAGGTTGCCGTATACCATCTTCATATGTGTTGGCAGCAAACATTTTACTGGCATGGACACACAAGTGTTGCGCCCTAGGTAAATGGTTAGCACCAGCAGCAGTAGCACTCTGCCAAGGACTACCACCACTACCACCAGCAATACTCATAGCGGTAGCATATGTGTTGCCAGTTTTCCAATAAAAGTTTGTACTAGCAGAGTTGGTACCAGTAGAAATATAAAGGATATTACCCCACGCTGCCATAGCAGCACCATGAGGAATAGCACCAGCAATAACAGTAACATCGTTACCAGCAGAAAACTCTAATGTAGAAAAATCGGCACCAGTAGATTTATAAATCTTTACACCAGTAGTTAACATTACATAGTTAGAGTCACCGTAAAAAGGTATTAACCGTTGCGGTGTCCATGTCCCTGCTATATTAGTAGGGTTAATACGTACCATACTGCCACGAGAAAACACTCCACCACGAGGGTCAATTTCCACGTTCAACATACTTGGAGATTCATTATCCTGTAACTGAAACTGGTCAGACCTAAAGTTTAACCCACCGCTAAAATCTTGTTGCGTAAAAATTTCCACAGTAACCTACTGACCCAATGTTGGACCAAGAGACTTCAACCAACTTTGCATAGTAGGACGATTACGTGTCTGACCATGAGCCATAATCAACTGCCCATGACTGGTTGGCTGCGTAAGTTTCTTACGAGCCAACGCCACACCCTCATCAAAAGACTGCTTATAGATAGTAGCCATCGTTGTATCTTCCATCTGCTGATACACACGAGACACTGCATAATACACTAACGGGAAATGTAATGACGCAGGTGCATCAACATTATTATCGTTAGTAATCCAGTCAATCGGTTCACGATAACCACGACACGTCAACGAACGTGAATTATTAGGCTTAGGGTAAATGTTAATGTTGCCATTCCACACAGCATAAAACAAAGGTTCACCACTGGTGTCATATGCGCCACTGTAGGTTTGTTCAGCCATGTCATACCCAACCATGTCCAACCTGAAGCCCGACTTGGTGTTGTCAACAATGGATACAACTTCACTAATAGGGTCAACAGTAAACCCACTAATAGGGTAGGCACGAACGTTGGCTACAGTACTGAAGTTGAAACTGGTTTCAAGAAACGTCCAACGTTTCTCCAAATCCAAAATACGATAATAACCGTCACGAATATAAAGGTTTAACAAACCGTCAGGTAGGTCGTCCGAATCTAGGTCGGTAATCTGACGGACAGTGGACCGCAACTGGGTTGCGGTCATTTGATTATATGCCATCAGCACCATCCTTTAATGAAGAACGCAAATGCCCCATGCACAACTCTGTGCCCTTGGCTCGCATACCTTCACAGGTATCCTCATTAGCCGAACACTTGTTGCCACGCCCCACATAGGGTCCACTGGGGGCAGCGATACGTGCCCCAGCAGAGGCAGCCAAACGCTGCCCACTGACAGGGGCACCGTATAATGAATGGGCGGGGACAGAACCTTGAATACTAGTCATCAACTATACGATTCTGTTCCTAATTACTTGAGTTTCTTAATGCCTTTAAGTCCCCAAAACTCGGCATACTTCTTAGCAGCCTCAATATCCTTAGGTTTCTTGGATGCTTTTGCTTTAGCAAGCATTTCATTATATTTCGCTACCTTGCGGTCATTCTCACGAATCTTAATGTTCTCAGCATTTCTAGCCTTGTTTTCGGCAGTACGTCCGTCACGAGTAGCCCTGCTAGAACCACGCAAACCACGATTAGACATGCTGGCTGCATCATTACGTGCTTGTCCACGCAACAAGTCGCCTTCATACTGACCCTTGTTTGGTTTAGGTGATTCAGTTACACCAGTCCTAGGAGTCCTTGAACGACCAACGCCACTGTAAGTGCGTTGTGCGTCACCAGGTTTAACTGGTCCATCGGTCATAGTTCTTTGTGTTACACCACGTGGTTCACGTGGTGGTGTGGCTGCTTCTTTAACAGCGTTAGCAACCTTTTGTTCTTTAGCCCTAAGTTTTTCATTAAGTCTCTTGTAGCCAATATCATCTTTATATTTGCCACCCTTTGCTGCTTTAAAATCAGCGAGTTCTTTACGAACATCTGCTAACTCTGCTTGTGCAGTTTCAACTTTAGTTTTAGGTTTTGGTGTTGCAGGTGGTTTGGAAGATGGTTTAGGTGTTGGTTTAGGAGCAGCAGGTTTAGGTGCTGGAGTAGTAGGCTTAGGTGTTGGTTTAGGTTTTGGTGTTGGCTTAGGTTTAGAACCCTTGGCACCTTTAGCCCCAGCCTTAACTGCATCATCAGCCAACTGCGACAAAGTCTTAGCCTTTCCTGCTGCCTTAATCGCAGCGGCAGTACCTTTAGCACCAGGAATAGGAATCATACTTGCAGCAGCCAAACCCAAACCAGCAACGTTTTTATTCTTAACATCTTTACCAATTTGTTTAGCAGTATTAATACCGTAACCTACAGGGTCGCTTGCCATTTTGTAAGTATCTTTAGCAACTGCTGCACCAACACGACCTACACCTTTAGCGATGCCACCAACACGGTCCAAGAAACTTTTACTATTTTTCTTAGGACTTTTATTGCCCGAACCCATACCAGTTTTAGTTACTGCATTACGTGCTGCACCAACAGAAGCACGGCTAGTTTTATTACCCGAACCTTGACCTGACCTAGTAACGTTTTCACGGGCAGATGTTTTACCTTTAGGTTTTGCTTTGTTGTAAGCGTCAGTAACAGTCATTGGTTTCTTAGGCATTAAGGGTTCCTTTATTTACTGTACATTCCACGAGGACGAGATATTTTTTTTATTGGAAAACCTACAACAGATTTTGGTTTTGCAGGAACGCTAACTGTACGTCCACTTCTGCTACCACTTACCCCAGCAGAACCATTAGGTTTAACTGGAATCATTGGTTTAACTGCCGTCTTACCTTTTGCCATAGGCTTAGGATATTTCTTTGCAGAAGCAGCAGGTTTCTTTGGAACAGCACTAGGTTTTTTTTTGCCTCTAGGCATTTTGCCACCTGGTTTACTGTTGTCAAACTGGTATGCGTATTGTGCTGAATCTTTCATAATGTCCTTTAATTAACGGCTAGACGCACGTGAAGCGGATGGTTTACTTGGACCATTGCCAGTCGTAGTAGTTTTTTTCTTTGGTGGCATAACATAAGGACCAGCATTAGCAGACGTAGCAGACCCAGTAGACTTAGTAAAGAAACCTGCCTTTAAACCACTAGCCTTTGGTGCTTTCTTTTTTACACCCTTAGGTGAACCAAGCGCAACATAAGCAGCACTACGGTTAGCAATAGCAGTACTAGCAGCCTTAGAGTTTTTAACCTGAGTAGCCGACGGTGCTGCAGCCTTCTTTGGTGGGATAATATACGCACCAGCGTTAATAGATTTGGTTACTGGCTTAACAATAGGTTTGTTTGCTGGAGTAACAATAGGTTTATTAGAAACAACATCTTTGTTAGTGACCATACCTTTGCCGCTACCAATAGACTTACCATTAGTGGACTTGCTACCAGCAGTAGACTTGCCACCTGAGTTTTTTGTTTTCTTACCAGCAGAACTTCCAAGTGCCACGTATGCGGCATTCTTTAAACTTTTGGCTTTAGCACGACGACGTTGCGCAGCACTTTTCTTTTTGACCATAGGTCCACCAGCACGGTTAGAAAATGTGTT